TAGTCAATCTTTTTACTATTTACATACTCTCTCATTATAGATGCAGGTATATAGATAGTGTTGGTGTCAGGCTCTACACGTACTTTTAAATCATGATTAGGTCTTAACATCGGTGCTTCTGCTAGACCTCCTCTTGAATCAACCTTACTGTTTATAACCAAGGTGCTGTTTTTAGCTGTGTTAATAAAGTCACCTAACGTTTGGACAGCATCAAAGTCTGCTTCTTGTAGCGATGCTTTAGATATACTTAGTTCTTTAGCTATAGCTTTATATACAGGATCAATATTTATATTATGTATACCTAGTTTCTTAGCAATGACTGCACCTAAAAATACTGCAGCTAACGTAGCTGAAAACTTTCTATCTTGTCCTTTAATGTTAAGTTCTTTATCTATCTTTTGTTGAGTTATTTTCAATTGTTTTTTCACTTGATCTAAATTTGCTATCAAGTATTGTGCATAGACTTCACCTGCGTGTCCATAGTTGTCAAAAAACTTACTAAAGTATTCATCAGCTTCAGACTTAGTTATAGTCTCATCTAACTCTATAGGTAACTGAATAAACCTAGCCATCTCACCACTAGCTTTTGCTCTATCAGAAAACATAACTTGTCTAAAATCTGTGTTACTAGATACTACACATATTAAGTTAAACACGGTATCGTTTGCTCTTTCTTTGTTAACTCCGTTACCTAACCTATTACGTCCTCGACCTGTTGATATAAACTTTAGAAACTTATGTAGTTCTCGAGGTGATATATCTGTCATCTCATCTACTGCAGCAGGTAAGTTGTTCATGTAACCCATACGATGAATAATAGAGTTTTCTGTATCGCCCCACACCTGCACAAGTTTTGAATTAAGATCAGGATTACCATACACGCTAGTCATAGCTTGCAGTATAGAAGTTTTACCTTGTCCTGTTTCAGGGTTATATAAATTTATTATGGCTGATTTTTCTCTATGCTCAAAGAAAGGCATAAGTAAAGAACCAAAAGCACAAAAGAAACCAAAAGCACGTAGCTCCATACCTGGTCTTTCATAAATAGATACACCTTTTTTCCATTCTTCATAGTCCCCTTTCTTTTGCAGTGTAGGGTTTATCTCGTTAAGTTCATCAGCTACAGGTACATACTTAACACCAAACGCACTTATCTCTCTGTTGCCTATAAGTATTTTGTTCTTGGTTTCTATAGAGCCTGGATTCCAACCATACTGTTTATACATTAGTGACGCTTCGTTTGTACGTTGTTGGGTTTGAACCGAGTTAACTATGTAATCAATCATTAACTCCATCTGCTTACCATGCACTATAACTCCATAATCAACTAGAATTTGTCTTGCTCTGTCTCTAGTAAGCAGGTCAGAAGTTCTAGCTATAAACTCTCTAACTCCATCTTTTGGTAAATGTAGTTTAAACCATGAGCACTCGCCTAGTGTAGGGTCGTGTAGTCTTTCTACTAAATAAAAATCATAGTCATAAATCTTAACACCGTCATCGTCATCATCAGGCATAGTTCTATATATGCCTCCGTTTTTACCTCTGAAGTATGGGTATGGGTAGTCAGGTATTTTAAAAGTAACTTTTTGATCAAGTGCTTCGCTGTGTGCTTCTATTACATTATCAGCACCCCTTGCTTTTGCAACAACTCTACCAAGCTGAATAGGTGTTGTTATCTTGCCTTTATGTGTGCAGTTTTTACACCCTTCAGGCCTTTGCATTTCAAACTGTTTACATGAGTGTGGGCCTGGTATGCTATCGGCTTTCTTCTCTGTTAGTTCATAATCGTAGTCAACATGACCTCTAGATATTTTGTGTATAGCTATATCTCTATCTTCACAGTGTACGGCAATGGACAAACCTGCTCTCCATAGTGGTTCTTCTATTTCATTTTGTTTTATAGCTATGTGTTCAAGTTGATTGCAACCATCGTTTACTTTACAACGTTCCATTATCTTTCTAAACCTAGAAGAGTGGTTACCCAGTATTGCTTTGGTAGCTTCGTCCATAGGTCTCTTTGGTTTGTTAGCATGGGTTATTATTTCAGCAGGGATGACTGCTGCTAGATCATCAAATAGAAACGGACTACAAGACTGTAGTACGGTCACGCTTTTTGGGTTTTTTACATCCTTAAAGTTTTTAGTTCCAGGCACTCTAAGTATTCTTGATATGTCTGAAGTACAAACAGAGTCTGATTTAAAACCATGTTTAACACACAGAAACTTAAGTCCCTGTGCTATAGGCTTCCACACAGCAGGTGCAACAGGATCAACAAAAGGCCAGTAGCAATGCAACCCATTACCTGAATCTACTACCATTGGTGCAGGGAGTTTAGTTGCGTCTGTAAACTTTCTCAACGCAACCATAGCATCTTCTTTAGTTTTGTAGTCTTTATACCTACGTTTTTTAGCATCAAAACCACAATCAATGTCAAGCCAAAATATCTTTTGCTCTCTTGCATTTTTAGCTTTTCTGTCTGTGTTCTCTATCCAAGTCGAACATGTATAGTACACATCTAACTTGTTCTTTAGTAAAACATTAACTTTAGCTATTGCATCATCAACAGTGTTTAAAAATATAGGTGTTACATTGTCTTGTTGATCTTTGCTTACTACGCAGTAGTACCCTTGATCAGACCATACAAGGTCTAAAAACTCTTTCGTTTGCATTTTAAACCTTTATATTTTTAGATAGCTCTCTTATTAATTTTTCGACTTCATCTTTTTTAAGTCTAGTTGGGTTTGCTTTACCTGAAAACCAATCATATACTGTTTGTCTTGATATGTTAAGACTTTCTGAAACCTTTTGCACTGGATGTTTTAGCTTGATACATACAGCACCTAATTCAACACCCAGTGTTTTTTCAGCAGCTTGATTAGCTTCTATTACAATTTGTGAATATCCTCTCATGATACCTCCTATGTCCAATCGTCTACAAGATCATCAAGACTTACATCGCCTGTAGCAGGTTTAGGGTCAGGTGCTTTTGCTTTAGGTTCTGCCTTTGGTTCTGCTCTTTTTGTTGGTTCAGGTATGTTGTCTTCTTCTGCAGGTTTAGTTTCAGAGAAAGCATCTACAGGCCTAGGTTTTGGTGCAGGTTCAGCTGTAGGTGCAGGGGGAGGTGTTTGACCACTCTCATCTTTGTTTATATTTACTGACAAAGTAATAGCTCTTTTTGCATCATCACTTTTACTTTTTTCAGAGCATAAATCATACTCTTCGTCATTAAGTATTCTAATAGGTTTGAATCCTACTTTAGTACTTGATGAGTCCATATCAAAAGACATTCTTGATACAACAGACATAAGGTTTTGACTGTTAGCTCTCACATAATCAGTGTATTCATGCAGTGGTCTACGTTCAGCAGTGCCGTTACCAAATATAGATTGTGATGGTAATGTCACTTGAAACACATCGCCATTTAAATCATCTGCTCTGACTACAGCTATACGTCTGCTAAATCTACATGCTTTAGTTCCATTAGGTCCTGATCCTTTAATGTTCTGNGGGCATTCAGCACAAGTAGCGTTTTGAGGTGCTTCAACTTCAGCATCAGGTTTAACACTATCTGATGTCCAACACGCAGGAGGAGATAACTTCATTCCTGGTTTGTATTCACCTGCAAAATACATTCTATGTACTGATGGTGAAGCATTAACTATGACTACGTCTATATGACGCTCATCACTTTTGTCAATCTCTTTACCATTGACCATTAGTCTAAACACATTATTACGTATTGATATACGTTTTGATGTAATTGAACTGCCTGTTATGTTACTTGTAAAGCCGTCATCTCTACTGCCTGTAGTTGCAACTGCTCCACCTTGTGAAAATATATCTACTTCTGTGTTCATGATTTCTCCTCTTTTTTACGGTTTTTAAGTATTGATACTGCATATTCAGATGTTGATTGTAGTCCTGGAGGGGCCACATCAGGGTTATCTGCTATGAATTGTTTTATGTTAGTCTGCTGTATTCGTTTTTCAAACAACTCAAAAGCATCATGTTCTTTTACAAACTTATACATTTCAGGCCAATCACTTGTCCAATATCTAGTTTTTAATTTTCTAGTTAGTGTACCTGCACTAGTTTTAATACTTGAAACATTCAAAGTCCTGCATGCTTCATTCAAAGCTTCTTGTATTTGTGCACGTTTAGTTTTTATTTCGCTTATCTGAGATTCAAGTGTTGCTATTGATTCTCGCATATTAATATCAGCTTGCATAAGCTTTTCAAGCTGATTATCATCTAGTTCCATACATTGCTCCTCTCATTAGTTGGATTGTAAGTATATTATAGGTTTCAGACAATGTCAAGACTATTGTGCAATTCCTAGTTCCTCTTTATATAAGTCTACTAGCTTAACATGGTCATCTATTTTACCTTGTAGCATCTTGTATATCTTTGATTCCACAGGACTACCTTGAAGATGGACTACAGTCATAGGGTTTCTCTGCCCTGCTCTATCCATACGTGCACAACATTGTATGTATGTTTCTACAGATACCACGGGTGACCAAAACACAACAACGTTAGCTGCGTGAAGTGTTACACCATGTGAAGCTGATTGAGGTTGTATAACTAGTACTTGTGGATCTTTTGTTTCTTGAAATGATTTAAATAT